CATTACCTGAACTTGAAGGTTGTATGAACTCTTGGCAGTTCTTTGAGAGTATTCACAGTACTTCTTATACTTACATTATTAAGAATGTCTATTCCAATCCCTCAGAGGTACTTGACGATATTGTAATTAACGATAAAATACTAGAAAGGGCAAAGACTGTAACTGAATCTTATGATGACTTCATCAACACAGCACAACATTATGGAATTTCAAATGACTGGAAACACGCTCTTGAAGGCGTTGATTACGCACAAATGTCTCTGAACGATGTCAAAAGGAAACTCTACAGAGCAGTCGCAAATGTTAACATTTTGGAGGGCATACGATTCTATGTGTCATTCGCGTGCTCGTTTGCATTTGGAGAAAACAAACTCATGGAGGGAAGTGCTAAAATTATATCCCTCATCGCAAGAGACGAAAACCAACATCTAGCAATCACTCAAAATATTCTGAATAAATGGGCAGCAGGTGATGATCCTGAAATGAAACAGATTGCTAAAGAAGAGGAAGAATGGGTCTACACTATGTTTAAACGTGCAGTAGACGAAGAGAAAAGATGGGCAGAATATCTGTTTAAAGATGGATCTATGATTGGATTGAGTGTTAAAAACCTTCAAGATTATGTGGAATGGATTGCAAATCGTAGAATGAAAGCAATTGGTTTAAAGCCAGTTTATGATATTGCCGCAAAGAACAATCCACTTCCTTGGACACAGCATTGGATTTCTTCTAAAGGACTTCAAGTTGCTCCGCAAGAAACCGAAGTTGAATCTTATATTATCGGTGGAATCAAACAAGACGTTAAAAAGGACACCTTTGCAGGTTTCCAACTTTGATTGAGGGGGGTTATGCCCCTCTTTTTTTATAAATACATATAAACGTTTTTTTAGAAAAATGAATCCTATAAATCGTTTTGAATCATATAACTCGATGTATGACCCAGATATGATTCTAACTGAGGAATATGAATCTATTGATAATATTTCTGACGAAGAACTTCTGGCTATTCTTGAGGAAGTGATTGAGGAAGAAGGATACACTATTGATGAATCTATTGAGTATATTGAAGAAATAACAAAAGCAGGTGCTCAATGGGAAGTTGAATATAGAAAGAGAAGACTTAAAAAAGCAGCAGCAAAAGCAAAAGATCTTGCTGGAAAGGTGGGATCAGCAGCAAAAAGAGTTGCAAAAAAAGGGTATGAAGCAGCAAAGGGTGAAGTTAAAAAGCGTGGACTGAAGGATGCTGCCAAGAGTCTTCTTGCAAAGGGACTTCGTAAAGGTGCAGCACTTGCTCGTAAAGCAGCATCAAAGGTAGAACCAACTAAGGAAAAACCAAAAGCAGAAGCACCCAAGGCAGAAGCACCAAAAGCAAAGGCAAAATCACCTTCCGGTACTTATAGAAATGTTGGTGCTGGTAAAAAAGAAAAAGCTGGTGGTGAAATGAAGGCAGAACCAAAATCTGCTTCAGAACCAAATCAGGAAAGAATTAAAAAGGCAAGAGAAAAACTGAAGAAAGCAGCAAAAGGATCTCCTTCAAGAGGAGTTAGATTTGCTACTCCTGGCGGAAAGGTGGCACCTACAGTAATGCGTAGTGGAAGAGATGCTTCGGATGAAAGAAAGAAGGCTGCTAAAAAGTTTGCTAAAAAGGCAGGAATTAGTGATAGTTTTGAGTATCTTTTAGGTGAAATTTTTGAAGATATGATTGTTGAGGGATATGTCGATGATTATGAAACTGCTTCTTGTGTTTTAGAATCACTTACTGACGATGATTTTGATTATGTTTGTGAAGCATATTCTATAGTATTGAATGAAGCAACTGCAATGGCAAAGCGTGGTCTTGTTAATATGGGTGAAAAATTTGATACCTTTGATGTAGTCCTTGAGTATCTTTATGTTGAAGGATACGCAGAGACAATCGAAGAGGCAGAGGCAATGATGGTCAATTTGACTCCAGAGCAGATTGATGAAATCATTAACAAATGAAGATATTTGAATAAAATTTGATAAATAGGGGGAGTAACATCCCTCTATTTTTATGCCTAGTAACGGAGTGAAGAAGGAAGAACTAAAAGTTCGGGTGATGAAGTTAAAGAAACAAGTAGATGATGAAGGACCAAATGTGTGGAAGGGAGAAAGAGACCTTGCCCATAAATACCTCAATAAAGTTTTAGATATTCTTGATGAATACAGGTATTGACTATGAAAATCCGTGGTGCTATAATGACGGATATTTTACTAGTGATGATATTGGGGACTACTTTGGTTTTGTTTATAACATTACCAATCTCCACAACGAACGACAATACATTGGGAGAAAGTATTTTTGGTCTTTTAGAAAACCTAAAGGAAAGAAAAGAAAAGTAAAACAAGAATCGGATTGGAAGAAATACTATGGGTCTTGCCCGGAACTTAAAGAAGATATTAAAAAATACGGCAAAGGAAGTTTTAAAAGAACTATCCTCTCTTTACACGGAACTAAAGGAAGAGTCAACTTCGAGGAAACCAGACAACTCTTCCTCAACGGAGTTCTCACCGAATCCCTTGACAACGGACAACCTGCCTACTACAATAGCAACATCCTCAGCAGATACTTCCGAAAAGACTACTATGGACAAGATTGTGATGGATCCGACTGAAGATGTTGTCATCTGGGCAATTGATCGGATTAATGATTTGATTGATCAGGATACCGAAGACAGTCGTAATCAAGCGATGTCAATGATTAAAGAGTATGAAGAGTGGATTGAATCAGTTCAAAACGACCAAGAGGTTAATTACACTGTCATAAAAAGCAAAGACAATCAAGGTTGGACTCAAGAACAGGAAATCGACATCCAAGACCCTTGGGGTTGACAAAGTATAAATACTCACTTATAATATCCAGACCCGCCCATCCGGACGGGTCTTTTTGATTTAGAGCCGTGGGTAATGCTCCTGACAAGGGGAAATTCTCCTTTACCTATACGGATGTAGAGTTCTATTAATTTTAATGCCTTTCATTTTAGCTTCACTTCTTCCATTCGCACTTGTTGCATCTTCTATGGTAAAACCTACTACTCCACCGCCAGTAGAAGAAAAAGTCGTGGAAGAACCCAAAGAGTTTATTCTTGTTTGTAATGACTGCACTGCCAATGAGAAGGTGACAATGCAGTTCTTCCAAGATCGTGGAATTAAAGATAGAAATGCTCTTGCCACGATTATGGGAAATATTCGTCAAGAAAGTAACTTTCACTCAAACATTTGTGAAGGAGGGGCGAGAATCCCTTATCACCATTGTGGACGTGGTTATGGTTTGATTCAGTGGACATCTGCTGGTCGTTACTATGGTCTTGGTAAGTTTGCGAAGAAGTATGGTGGGAATGCTTCTAGTATGAATACTCAACTTCGTTATCTTGTCAATGAAAATCAGTGGAAAAGGATTGAACCTGCCATGAAAACTGGTGGAAAATCTATTGATTCTTACATGAATACAACTTACAGTTGGATTGGGTGGGGACATCATGGTTATAGGACTCATTATGCTCATGACTATGCAAACAAATTTATTTTGATTCAAAAGTAATAAATACCGGAGAGTGAAACTCTCCTTTTTTTATGTCTAAATTATTAACTGATTTTAAAGAAAAACTCATAGGTCTTTATCACAATAGAAATCAAGCCTACAGTCATCCCCAACAATGGGCACATATCTATGTTGAGTTTAAAGAAATGGATAATGGGGATATCCATTCAAAAAGTTGGTATGCTGTTGAAAGTTCTGATAAACCATATCGTGAAACTGTATTGAAAGTAAAAGAATCGGGTAAAGATATAATCGTTACCCCGATAAATCGACAGACAAATACTGAATCTTGTGATATTGTATTTGAAAAATATGGTCATTATTGGATTGGTGAAAATCTTAGATGTGTAATCCCAATAAAAAACATTTATGTTTCTACGTCATTGAAGTTTGATGGTAAAAACTATTTTTCCAGAGATGCTGGATATGACTTAGAATCTGATAAGTTTCTTTGGGGAAAGGATGTAAACGATGGACATTTTCACTTTATTAAACAATAACAGGTACGGTACATGTCCTGGTTCAACAAACTCAAATGGTTTGATCAAGACAACAAGTTCAATATAGTTCACTTTAAATTTGGTAAAGAACGCAAACCAATCACACATTATATGAAAATAGGTGTGATATTTAGATTTGTGTTAACTGCAATCGCAGTTTTACCGGGACTTAATGAAGAACAAATCTTCAATTTTATTGACGAAGCACAACTACATCTAGATATTGATTTATTGAATGACTACATCCTAAAAGATACAGAACTACTTACTTATAGGATTAGGAGAAGAGTTCAAAAAGCAATAGACAAATATAAGAAACAAAATGAGGGTTAATCTTTTTGGCAAACAATCATTGGCATCTGCGATTATTGTAGGTGGAGTAACTTGGATTCGGTTTTGGTTAAAACGAAAGACCGGAATAGATATTCCTGAGAATGTAATCTGGAAGATATATTATGAGTTTGACAGGTTTGCCGAGAGGATGAAACTTGCAAAGATGGTTGAGGAAGTCAATGAAGAAGAGTTCTTTGAGTTTCTTGATGAGTTTATTGAGGTTGTTGATGAGGAGAGTGTAAAAAATCCTAAGATACTTGAAAAGAGAAAACTTGCTTGGGAGATGTTTAAAGTAATAAAAGAACTCTCTAAGAATGGTTGGATGAAAGACAGTCCAATCAAAGAGGAGGTAGAATACCAAATAAATAAGAAAATAAATGAGACACCGGAGTTACTTGATTATAAGGTTAAGAGAGATGTAGATCGTGCTTTGTACGATTACAATAAGCAGGTTGAGGATGAAGAAGAACCTCAACCGATATTTACAGAAACTCTTGAGGGGGAAACTCTTCTGGGTGGGGAGATGAGAATAAGAGCACCTTGGGTGGAGGAAGATGTCGGATCAGGAAGCACTGGATAAAGCATATCAAGATATGTTCAAGAGTATTTTTCAAAACTATGTTTTGGATCAAGATTATGAAAAACTTAAAAGGGGAATCAGTCATTTGAAAAAGTCCAGGGATAGTGTCTCGCAACTCCTTGGGTTGAGGGGTTGACAGATCCCAGTCACCCTTGTATTATTAAGAAGTGGTCGGGGCAGTCGTTGTGCAGATAGCACAGAAAGACACCTCCCACAACCTTGACAGTCACCCCTACATATGGTATGATTGTCAAATACATGTCTCAGTAGCTCAGTGGATTAGAGCAACTGCCTTCTAAGCAGTCGGTCGTAGGTTCGAGTCCTACCTGAGACGCCAGGGGCCTTAGCTCAGTTGGTAGAGCGCCTGCTTTGCAAGCAGGATGTCAGGAGTTCGAGT